GTCGTTCGGCGGGACTTGGCACGCATCCGCGTCGAGACGACCGGGCGCGGCAGCGACCAGCATCGGCGCGTCATGGACCGGCTGCTGCAGAAGTACCGCGGCTGGACCTTTGACGATCTTCGGCCGGGGAGCTGGCCGCGCGGCGAAACGCCACTACCGCACCGAACCACGATCACCGAGAGCTTCGATACATCGGACGGCGATACGCTGGGACCCGACCTGAGTTGGACGGAGGTGTCCGGCGACTTCGACATCGTAACCAACGCGGCAGAGATCGTCGGCGGGGGCCAGCATCGCGCCCGGGCGGACAGCGATCTTTCATCCGACGACCACTATGCACAGGTTGAGTTTCCGGACGGTCCATCCGGCGGCAGCCGCTCGGGCGGCGGCGTCATCTGCCGCAAGGACTCGACGGCGACGTTGACATACTACAATGTGACAACCGACGAAAACGGCGCGAACGACGATTGGTTTACGTACAAGTGGGTTGCCGGTTCGCAGACGGCGCTTGGCCTCAAATCGACGACGGACATCCAGGCGGGCGACGTGTTCAAGCTGGAGTGCGACGGCTCGACGATCACCCGCTACCTCAATGGCGGCGCGCAGAACTCGACGACCGACACGGCCGTTTCCGGCAACGTCCGGACCGGGCTGCACGGCTTCCGCAACAGCGGCAATCAGGGGATGCGCCTGGATGCCTTCGAGGCGGCCGACCTCGCGGCGGGTGCTACCCTCACCGCGGAACCCGGCTCGTACACGCTGAGCGGCACGGCGGCGACGCTCTCGCGGCAAGTGACGATTACGGCCGCCAGCGGCTCCTACACGCTCTCCGGATCGGCGGCGAGCCTGTTGCACGGGCGAGGCCTCGACGCAGAGGGCGGCAGCTACACGCTGTCGGGGACGGACGCATCGCTGTTTGCCGGCGAGCGGCTGGCAGCGGAAGCGGGATCCTACAGCCTCTCCGGCACCACGGCGTCGCTCCTGCATCACCGGCGCTTGCAAGCGGGCGGAGGCTCGTACTCGCTCGCCGCCGAGCCGGCGAGCCTCGAACGCGGCCTGGAGCTGGCCGCAGGCGGCGGGACCTATGGGCTATCCGGCACAGCCGCCAATCTGCTGCACGGGCGGCGACTGGCGGCGGAGCCGGGCAGCTACGCCGTCACGGGCACACTGGCGGGCTTGATCCGGGGACTCGTGCTGGCCGCCGAGAGCGGGACCTATGCGGTCAGCGGGACGGCGGCGACACTGGCCATTAGCGTAACGACGGTCGTGCCGACAGCGGATTCGTTGGAAGGTGCAGCGCGGGCGATGCGTTTCGAGGGAGCCGTCCAGCGAGCACGATTCGATGGGCGAGTCATGAGCGCTACGTGCGAGGGCGCCACGCGGAGGGTTTAGGTGGGCATCAGGCGGATCGATCAGATTTGGCGCAAGCGTAGTGCCGAGGTGCGTAATGCCAAGGTGTCGTTCCGCGATGATCTCGACGAAGGGGAGAAACTCAGTGGGCCGCCCACTGTGAGCCCTGAGTCAGGACTGACGGTCGACAATGAGCAGGTGAGCGTGAAGGCGCTAAGGATCCTCGGCGAGGTCGTCAACGCGGGTGAGGCCGTGCAGTATAGGATCTCGGGAGGTACGCACGGGCAAGCATACGACGTGACGATCACGGTCGACACCAATGCTTCGCCACCCCAGACGCTCGAAGTGGTGTCGACCGTGATCGTCGATGACACATGAGGGATCCATGCCTTCGGCACCGCTCAGACCATGCAATCGACCAGGCTGTGCATCACTGATTCGCAGCGGCTCCTATTGCCGAGCGCATCAGCCAGCGCGGCCAACCGACGTGAGGCGGAGCGCCTCAACGCGCGGCTACGACCGCCGATGGCGACGGTTGGCGGCCGCGATCGTCCGCCGCGACAAATACACGTGCCAATCATGCCAGCGGATTTTGGTGCGCTGGGAACTCCAGGTGGACCACATCCTCCCGCTCGCCGAGGGAGGAGACAGCCGACCGGCTAACCTGCAGACGTTATGCCGCGCTTGCCACCACCTGAAACACGGAGGGGCGGGTAAGATTTCTGGCACCCGCAGGCCGTAGACCGGAGCCAAAAGCGCGCAGTTTTTTCTGCGAAATTGGAGAAATCGAATGCGGGGGCGCAAGCCAAAACCTACATCAATGAAGCTCTTTGAAGGCAATCCCGGCCAGCGTCGGCTCAACCGGCGCGAGCCGACGCCGACAAAGGGTCGCCCTCCGAAGCCGCGACACCTGGAGGACAAGGCGAAGCGGAAGTGGGAATGGCTCGTCCAACGGTTGGGCGAGATGGGTGTCCTGACGATGGCGGATGGGTTGGCGTTGGAGTTGCTGGCCGACGCCTACGGGGAATATCGCGAGGCCCGTGCTGTACTGAGAAAGCAGGGGTTAACTTTCATCGCGGGCGATGTCGTGCGGCCGCGACCGGAGGTACAGATTGCCAACAAAGCGTGGGCAAGGGTGGCGAAGATGCTGATTGAGTTCGGTCTCACACCGTCTGCTCGCGTGCGGCTGCAAGTCGAGTCGACGGCTACTAACGACGCAGCCGAAGATGAAAGGCTCCTAGGCTGATGCACGACGCGCGCAAGGCCGATGATGCCGTGACGTTCTTCCGGCGATTCCTGCGCCACGTGAAGGGCGCGCGCGCTGGCCGGCCGTTCTTGCTGGAACCCTGGCAGGAAGACATCACGCGCACGCTGTTCGGCACGGTGAATGCGTTGGGCTGCCGGCAATACCGGACCGCCTACATCGAAGTGCCGAGAAAGAACGGCAAGAGCACGTGGGTTGCCGGTATCGCGTTGCGGCTGCTCTTCGAGGGCGAGCCGGGCGCGGAGATCTACGGCGCCGCCAGCGACCGCGATCAGGCGTCCATCGTCTTCAATATCGCGGCGTCAATGGTCCGCAAATCGCCGGCTTTGGAAAGGCGCTGCCGGATCATCGACACGCAGAAGCGGATCGTCGTGCCCAAAACAGAGAGCGTGTATCGGGCCCTCCCCGCTGATGCCGCCGGCGCGCACGGTTATAACAGCCACGGGATCGTCTTCGACGAGCTGCACACCCAGCCGAACCGCGAACTCTGGGACGTGCTGACCAGCTCGGTCGGCGCCCGCGACCAGCCGCTGACCATCGCCATCACGACCGCGGGATTCGATCGCGAATCCATCTGTTGGGAGCAACATCAGTACGCCCTCGCCGTCCGCGACGGGGAGATCGACGACCCGACCTTCCTGCCGGTGATTTACGCCGCCCCGCCAGAGGCACCGTGGGACGACCCCGACGTCTGGCGTCAGGCCAACCCCTGCTACGGCGTCTCCATCAGGCCGGAGTACTTGGCCGAGAAATGCGCCCAGGCCCAGCGCACGCCGGCAGCCGAGAACACCTTTCGCCGGCTGCACCTCAACCAATGGACCGAACAGGCGGTGCGCTGGCTGCCGATGGAACGCTGGGACGCCTGCGCCGGTCCGGTCAGCGAAGCCGAACTCTTGGGCCGCGACTGCTACGGCGGCCTCGACCTGGCCACGGTGCGCGACCTGGCAGCGTTGGTGCTGGTGTTTCCCGATGATGGCGGCTACGTCGTCCTGCCCTATTTCTGGTGCCCGACGGATGGCGCCCGCCAGCGGCAGCGACAAGACCGCGCGCCCTACCTCGACTGGTTCCAGGCAGGATTTTTGGAGCTGACCGACGGTGCGACCACCGACTACGCTGTCATTCGTCGCCGCATCAACGAGCTTAGCGAGCGCTTCCATGTCCGCGAGATCGCCATCGACCGCTGGAACTCGACGCAGCTCCAACAGCAACTCGACGGCGATGGGCTGACCGTCGTCCAGTTCGGCCAGGGCTTCGCCGCGATGAGCGCGCCCACCAAGGAAGTGGAACGCCTGGTCGTCGAAGGCAAGCTGCGTCATGGCGGCCATCCGGTGTTGCGCTGGAACGCCGCTAACGTCTCCGTGGAGGAGGATGCCGCCGGCAACAAAAAGCCGAGCAAGAAGAAGTCGAGCGAGAAGATCGATGGCATCGTCGCGCTGGTGATGGCGATCGGCCGGGCGATGGTCCAACCGGAGCAGCGTGGATCGGTGTACGAGTCTCGGGGAGCGCTGATCCTATGATCGGACTTATCAAAAAGCTCTGGTCGATGGCGCGGTCGACCTCTGCCGGCAACCCGTCCATAGGCCACTCGATCCTGATGGGCAGACCAGCGGCAGGGATCGACGTCAATGAGAACACCGCCCTCGCCTATGCCGCGGTCTGGGCGTGCGTCCGCGCGATCAGCGAAACGCTCGCGACCCTTGCGTGGCACGTCTACGAGATGGATGCGGAGGGCAATCGCCGGATCGCCGCCGAGGATCCTGTCGATCGCTTACTGCACCTCCAACCCAACCCCGAGACGACGCGCGTGACCTTCGTCGAGACCCTGACGGCGCACCTGCTCACTTGGGGCAACGCCTACGCTGAAATTGAGCGAGATCGCCGCGGGGTCCCGCTGGCGCTCTGGGTGATCACCCCCGATCGCGTCCGCGTGCTGCGCGATCCAGACTCGCGCGAGCTGGTCTATGAGGTGCGCGAGGACCGCGGCGAGACGACGTTCCTGCGGGCCGGAGACGTG